TGGTGGGGTAAGCAGATTCATGGTGGGCAACCCATCGGCGCGGCAGACGTTCTCTTGTCTGGGCATTATCACTGTCTGCGAGTGGAGCCCACTGGGCGTAACCCGTACACGGGGCGCAGCAAGTGGTGGCTGCAAGCCCCGACTGCGGATGCTGGCTCTGACTGGTTCAGGAATCTTGCGGGGGACGATTCAGACCCGGGGATCCTGACGTTCGACATCACCGACGACGGCTTCGATCTTCAAAGCCTGACCGTTCTATAACGTTCCGGTAATGGTGCGGTTGTACGGGATCTGGTACACCCAGTGGGTTGTACGTTCCGGGTTCCTTCGTGTACATCTCACGCGCAACCTTGTAGGCGGGATTATCCCCACATCAAGCCATGTGGGGTTATACCCAAATAGCTATACCGGATGATATCCACCAATTTACGGATGTGGCCGCAGCGGCTGTTCTGAGGGTAGGTCGTCGGCTGATCTGTAAGTAGACCGCCCCATGTTTACACTTCCCGCCGATGTGTCAGCAAGCGACCTAAACCTTTACACGTCCCCCCTATGTGTAAACCTTTCTTCCGATAAAGCCCGCTAAACAAACCAAACCTTCACCGCGGAGGCACACCATGCCGGCACCCTCACTCGCGGGTTGGGTCCTGTCGAAACTGATGGGCGCACTTTCCGCATGGGATGAAGCGATGTCGCGTGCCAACGATGAGATCTCCGACGACTGCCAACACCTCGACCAGTGGTGGTCACGGACCCTATGCACATGCGACTCAATGCACTACTACTGCACAGCATGTGGTGAGCAGTTGGACGCCTGCGATGAGTGACGCCGTACAGCGACAAAACGAAATGCAGCAGCACGGCGACATTGTTGCCCACGCATCCGAGATCGCACTCGAGCAAATCAACCAAGCCATCACCGACACCCTCGAGCTACGACGCGACCACCACATGTACTCCGAACTGACCGGGTTCACTCGTGACGAACTGGAACTGTGGGGCGACGTTCCCGCAGTCCGCTACACCCACCCGATGGGAAGCACAAATGGATAACAACGACGGTACGTGGTCCGTCGAACCGGGTGCAGTAGATGATGTGGTCGCGGAGGTCATCACAGCCGCTAACGAGGTCGAGGTCAAGATGCTCAGCCCTGCGATCCGCGCCGGCGTCACCATCCTCGATCACCTCGACCCTGAAATGTACGCACGCCTGATGGCAGCTATCGATGGAGACAACGCATGACCGACCGCACCTGGCTTGTCGAGGTCACCGACTACACCGGCCTACGTGGGGAGTCCACGCAAGTCACTGCCGCAACACAGGCGGAAGCGGAAGCGGTCGCACTGGCGACAACACCCGGCACTCTCACCCTCGTCGATTCGGTCGCAGACGTAACCGGTGTAACTGCTGAGCAACTACAGCAGGTCACCGCGCAGATGATCGCAGCATCACAAGCACATGCCGTTCAGGGTGGTTACACGGCGACGACTGCTCTGGGCAAAGCTGTCGAGGATGCGATCGCGGCACAGGCTGCCGCACATATCGCGGATGTGTTCACCGTCCCCACAGCGTAGACAGGTCGGGCACCGGCCTGCACGACCCTCTGGTAACTCGCACACACGTTCGACAGTGCTACCACCAGTCACCCCGAATAGTGGGTTGACACAAACCGCTATGGTGTGGGGTCTGATCGCTTAGACGGGCGTACAGCAACGCACACACGGTGCCAGTTCGGCACGCTCGAAGGAGTGTACGAACATGGCAACCAACATCCGCGGTGGCAAACGCTACATGGCAGCCATCGCAGCACTCAAAGGACGCGGGCAGATCCAAGAGTGTTGGCGGTGCGGCAAAACCCTCTACGCCGACGTTCCCAAGAATCACCCCAACTCGATCACCCTCGGACACTACACAGCACTCGAGGACGGCGGGGACCTACTCGACCCCCACAACCACGGCCCCGAGTGTATGCACTGCAACTACAGCGACGGGGCCAGGCGGTCCAACCGGAACCAACGTGCACGCAAGCTCGGCATCACATCAACACCAAGCAGATCATGGTCTAACCCAGCATGGTAATTCGAACACCTGTACACAGGCTTTCGAACATACCTCCAAGTCGAACAAACCTTCGATTATAACGGAATGATAACAAGAGAGTCAAAAACCGCGGAAACAAGCGGCACATTTTTTAGCATTGCGTAACTATGTAAGACCGGCCTTTTCCGTTTTTCTCCCCCCGAGTCGTTGGGTGGGGGTCGCGGGCGCGCGAGCGTCGAACATCTGTTCTCCGAGTTGGCCTGACTTTCGAACATTCGTACAGAAAGCGACTGATGACTGTATTTGAGCAGGCAAAAGGGTCTGTGGAGGCTGCTTCTCACCTGACTTCGATGGATGTGGGTGCGGTCGAAGCCTACTTCGCGTTGGCTCGGAAGATCGATGCGTGGGATGAGGTCGTGCGTTGGGCGATTGAGGATGCCGGCGATACGGGTTCGCGTCCTACGGTTCCGCAGAATGACAATGTGTCGCTGTCGGCGTTTCTGAAATATTCGGATCAGTTGGGTTTGACGCCGGCAGGGCGTAAGGCACTCGATCAGAAGGTGGTTCGTGCGGGTGGGAAGCTCTCTGCTATCCGTGGCGACAAGTCGGCTTGAGGGGTGTGAGGTTCCTCGGATCTTCACCCCGCCGCTGAGGAAGTTGACCGCTCGGACTTCGCGTGGTTTTGAGTGCATCCGGTTTGCTGAGGAAGTTCTGGAGCTCGAGCTGTTCCCCTGGCAGCGGTGGTTGCTCATCCATGCACTCGAAACCATCGAGGATGGTTCGTTCAGGTTTCGCACGGTTGTGTTGTTGGTGGCTCGGCAGAATGGCAAGAGCACGCTGATGCAAGTGCTGTCTCTGTGGCGCATGTTCGTTGACGGTGCCCCGCTGGTGATTGGTACAGCACAGAATCTCGACATCGCGGAGGAAGTGTGGCAGGGCGCGGTCGACATGGCCGGCGAGGTTCCTGAGCTTGCGGCTGAGATCGACAAAGTGGATTTAACGAACGGCAAGAAGGCGCTGCGCTTGGTGTCGGGTTCACGGTACAAGGTACAGGCTGCGACTCGTCGTGGTGGTCGTGGGCTGTCGGGTGACCTCGTGATTCTGGATGAGTTGCGGGAGCACCAAAACTGGGAAGCGTGGAGCGCGGTCACGAAGACGACGATGGCGCGTCGGTTGGCTCAGATTTGGGCGGCGTCGAATGCGGGTGATCGTTCGTCGGTGGTGTTGTCTCATTTGCGGGTTCTCGCACATTTGGCGCTGGGTGACCCGGATGGGTTGAACAAAGACGCCCCGCGCATTGACGAGTTCGATGATGAGTTCGATGACACGTCGTTGGGGATCTTCGAGTGGTCGGCGGCTCCGGGGATTGATGTGCGGGATCGTGCGGGGTGGGCGCAAGCGAATCCGTCGTTGGGGTATTCGATCACCGAGCGTGCCATCGGGTCGGCGTTGACGACTGACCCTGAGCGCGTGTTCCGTACGGAAGTTTTGTGCCAGTGGGTTGACTCGGTAATTGAGGGTGCGTTCCCGCCTGGTGTGTTCGAAACGAACCTCGAGTCGGATGCAATCATCACGGGTGTCCCGTCGATTGCTGTTGATTTCCGGTCTGGGCTTGGTCAGTCGTTGGCGATCGTTGCCGCGGGGGAGTCGACCGGGTTCGACCTGCTCGATGTGATCCAGTACGAGCTGGGTTCGGATGCGAAGTGGGCACAAGATTTTGCGGTCACTCGCACACTGCAAGTGCTCGCCGCGCGTGGGTTGTCATCGGTTGCGATGGACAAAGTTGGTGATAACCAACTGCTCGTGCCGGCGCTCGAGGATGCGGGCATCACAGTTATCCAGTTGTCGTTGACTGATTTTCGTAATGCGTGTTCATCGATCACTGATGGGTTCGTCAATGGGCGCCTGAAACATAAAGGGCAGGAACCGTTGACGGTGGCTGTGCTGGGTGCGGGTAAGCGTTTGTCGGGTGAACAGTTCGTGTGGTCGGCGTCGAAGTCGTCTACCGATGTGACCCCGTTGCGGGCAGCGACGGTCGCGTATGCGGCGCATCTGTCGAAGGCGCTGGTTGGTTATGACCCGCTTGATTCAGTTTTCTAGGGAGGCAGTTGTGCGGGTGGTTACGACTGTTCTCGAGTTGGTAGGTATTGCCGCGATCGTTGCGGGGGTTGCGTTCATTTTCTGGCCGGCTGCGTTCATTGTTGCGGGGGTTGGGATTCTTCTGGTGAGTAGGGGTCTGAGCCGATGAGTGTTCTTTTCCGAAAGTCCGAAGAGCGGGCGATTTCGTACCAGTCGTGGTGGGGTGCGGGTCAAGATAATCCGTCCGTGCGTGGCGATCAGTTGTCGGTGGCGTTGTCGCTGGTTCCGGTTTATGCGGCGACGGGTTTGATTGCGGACCATTTTGCGTCGGCTCCGTGGTCGGCTTACGAGAAGCTGTCGGGTGTCCCTAAGAAACTGTTGTCGCAGCCGGTGTTGCTCGATGATCCTGGTGTGAATCGTCTTGACCTGTTTTCGTGGAAGCACCAACTC